AACGCCGCTCTGGACGGAAATGGCCTGAGCGATGACATGCTGCCGGTTTGTAATGTTTCCGCCTTCAAGTTTGCCGGTGGCCGATACCTTCAGGTCGTCCCCGGGATTGATTGTCCCTTCGAAGACATCCGTTTCGTACACACCACCGTTGCAGTAAATGCCGGGCATTTCACCGCCTGCGTAATCCTTGATCAGGATGCCGAAAGAACGGACCTCCGGATCGGTGTTGACAGAAAACAGATCGTTTCCCGCCAGACTCACCAGATGGCCAAGCTGGCCATCGCCTTGCATATAGCCGTCACCGTAAGCGAGGCCCCTGTGACATGGATTGATAAAAGACATAGCTCTTCTCCTTGTTAGTTGATATCCACGTTTTCGTTCGATTCGTTACCGACACGGTTGTTGTAGGCAGCCATGAAGCCGCTGCGCAGGCGATCCTCGAGGGATAGCTTGCGGTCATCCACATCGTGAGGTCTCACTCCGGCGGAACTGCGCATGGGTGCTTCGCTCGATGCTTTGGACTTCTGTTTTTCAGGCTCTTTTTCCGGTTCCGGCTGAGCCTTGGCATCCGCCTTGTGGCTATTGGCCATCTTTTCATAGGCAGCCTCGGTGGCGGCAAAAGCGTCATCCGACAATTCCGCCAGCCGCTTGAGTTCCGTGTCGCGGTCTTCGCCGAAATCCATGCCTTGCTTTTCGAGCTTTGAAATCAGCTTGTGGGCGCGGGCTTTCGAAGCGGCAGCCTTCTGTTCGGCTTCCAGTTCCTGAATGCGTTTCTGAAGTTCGGCCACCTGAGCTTTCAGCTGGCGGTTTTCCTTTTCCAGCTCGCCTCCGGGAGCCGGATTGTCTTCCTGCCGTTCCTGTTTTTTCTTAGCGGCGTCGGCGGACGACTCATCTGGTTTCTTGGTTTTTTCGTCCATAGTTGGATCTCCTTTGGGTTGGTGTTCAACAGATGGTTCCTGAACCGACGCCACCTGCAGAATGCGGGCATTTTCATCTGCCCCTTTGCGGTCCAGCAGGCCCAGGCCCGTAAAAGTCACGCCGTGAAGAATCTCGTAGACGGGTTTCCCATCGAGTTCACGGCCCTTAAATTTTCTGAGGTGTGTGCAGTAATCGGCTTTGCTCTTGAAGCGCTTGTGGCAGACGGAGCATTCACCTTCTTCGTAATCACACTCCATCGATACCTGCGTGATGATGCCTCGCTTCATGAGCTTGTAGGCCAACTGGGCATTGGGCGTGTCTCCCGTATAGAGCTCACCCACGCATTCAACCCGACCGCCGATTTCATCTTCCAGATAGTCAGCCGCCACAATTCCACCGACGATGTCGCCAAACTCCTGCGAATGCTGCAGGTCGACTTTCTTGTTGATGACGGTCATGTGCCTCGTGGCCAGCTCTTCAGCGGTGAAATGGTCACCATTCCGATTGGTGCCGGTTCGGCAGAGGATGAAGGTAAACTGGGGATCGCCCGGCAGACCTCCGCTCATCGCTTCGGCGTTCAGCCCCGCATTTTCATCGAGACAGAGTTCCACCGGGATGGATGTATGGATATTGGCGGCGGCAGCCATCGGAACAGGCTTTGCCGCCTGATCGGTATCCGCATGGGACTGGTTACCTTTCAGACAAACGAAAAGGCGTTCCTTGGCGCTGGACGCCTCGCCATGCTTGGAGGTGATCGAATACTTATGGTCCTTGGTTTTCATTCGGCTCTGACGCCCCAGACCGCCGATGATCTTTTTCATCTGCTGTTCGTTCGGATAGGCATGGTCGCGGTATGAAATAAGCCAGTGCGGGATATGGGTGGCGTTGCCGAGAAACTCCTGAAAGAAGTCGGAGGCGTTGCCCTTGGTGACCGTTACATGGCTGGTCTCGTAGTTTTTGACCTTGGTATCCGCCTTGATGGTCAGGCCGTCCCAATAAGTCATCAGCCCTTCGACAAAGTGATAGGCTTTTTCATAATTGGTGGTCGAAAACTCGGTGGCATACGGCGGATCAAAATAAGCGAGGTCAGCTTTCACCTTGGGAAGGATCTCGTTAACATCCCCGCGATAGGCTTTGTTCTCCTTGCCGTTATCGAATATCAGGGCGTTGATCCGCTCAATATTCGCCTTCAGGCGTTTTTTGAATTCATCAGGGGTGTCCTGACGCTTGCCGTAATCGGTGGAAGACGAGAAGTGGCCGAAGCCGCCTTTGCCGCTCATGCAGGTTTTCCCGAGGGCAAACAGCGCGATGTCCTTTTTGTATCCGGACAGATCGTCGCAATTGGCTCTCAGCGAGTCGATGAGCGCGTGAACGCCTTTGGCAAAGAAGATCCCTTTGAAATTGTCCTGAACAAAGGTTTTGGCTTTGGGGTTGTCCGCCAGCAGCTTTTCGATCTCTGCCTCGGACAGCCGCGTCGAACTGTTTTCAATAATGGCTCTGGCTGCATGGTGACTGTAGCGAAGACGGTCATTGGCAAAAACTCGCAGCCCTTTGGATTTGTACATGTAAGCAACAACAGCCGAGCCGGAAAAGGCATCCAGAACGGAGGAAACTCCGTCCGGGGTGTTACGCCAGATCCAGTCGACCAGTTTCTGTTTGCTGCCGATGTAGTTGGTGATGTACTTGGGGCGTTTCTCCGGGGGTTGCTCTTCAGGAGCCTTCTGTTCGGCTGCATCGGTCCCGAGCTCGTCGGGATCGATTGCGAGCGCCGCATCTGCCTCAAGGAGGAACGCCAGCCTTTCCAGGTCAGTGGCAAACATTTCCATCAAATTCTCCGGTTCAATCACTGTTATTTGCCCCGATCGCACCGGGCGAGCGGGAGGTTTCAGCGATTACTTACCGGAAGGCTTTGAAATGTGTCGGAAAGGCGTCTGCTTTTTTATGAGGAAATCTGGCAGTCAGATATTTGTATGCCGATTCCCGGGAATTACCTTGATTTTTTACTTATCATCCGTTATCTTTTAATCTCAAATATTAACTCTGAGCACAAGGGCGTTTTAGACGATATGACAGAAAACGACAAATGGCTGACAATGGAAGAGCTGGCCGCTTACCTGAAGATGAGCCAAACCAAGCTCTATGCCATGACGCAAAAAGGCGAGATCCCCGCATCAAAGATTGGGAACCAATGGCGGTTTGATCGGGATGAAATTGATGAATGGATGAAAAACAAGCGGCCTTCAGTTGTTAAAAAATCTCCGGGGGAATTAGAATGAGTAGCTCAACAACGCTGAGTCCGAATGAAAAAACTGTTCGCCTAGTCGATTATTTGCTACGGATAGCGACTCTGCGTTCGAAGCTGATTCGTGATATTGCTGAATACGAGAAAATACTTTGGGTTTCAAACGTTCCACATGAGCGAGGGTGTTTTACTCAGGCATGGGGGCGTGATGAAGAGCATGAGCCGGACGAGTGGATTGAGGTGGAAAATCGCCGGGAGCCTGAATTGCCTACAGTTCCCGCTCAATGCAAAGACTGGGTGAACCAAACTACTCTACGAAATAAGGATGACTTGCCTGAACTTCTGTCAAAAATTACTAGACAAATCCAAAATCCGGATTGGCGCGAAGGATCGGACCAACCAGAAACGATTCCGCGCACTGAACATATAGAAGGTTATCCGGCGATTCAGAGTGCTTGGGATCGATATGTTGAAGAAAAATGGCTGCCTTGGACTGAACTACATAATGCTTGGGCGAAGGTCCATAAAGTATATTCTTCACTCTTTGCCATCCATCAAGAGCAACTCCGCCTTGGGGAGGAATATGAACTCGTGCTTGGTTTGGGCCTGTTGACTTGGCAGACGCCCACCGGGCAGCGTACCCGGCGGCATTTGGTTGTAGCCGACGCTATTCTTGAATTCGAAGCCCGTTTGGGTAAATTCACCGTCCGTCCACATACCGAAGGTGCCAAATTGCGGCCCGAACTCGATATGTTGGATATTGAGGAACAACCAGCGCGTGCCGAAGAAACCGCGAAGGCGTCACTTTCCAGAGCCGAAGATGACCCGTGGGAGAAGGGATGTGTTGAAGGTGTGCTTCAGGCTTTGGTTCATTCCATCAATTCGCAAGGCGATTATGACGATACACTGGAAGTAAAAAATAGTCGCGCTTCATCGAAGCCGGTTGTCGAACATGCTCCTGCTTTGATTCTGCGAAAGCGCTCTACCAAAGGCCTCACTGAAGCATTGAAACGGATCAAGGAGCAAATCGATAAGGGCGAAGACATCCCCGGAGAATTTGCAGATCTTGCGGAGGTTCACACGAAAAATGATCGTGAACAGGGAGACGGTCCATGTAATACCAATGCTGAATTTGATGGAGAAGTATTTTTTCCAAAGCCTTCGAATGATGAGCAACGTCGCATTGTAGATAAGATTCGTGCGGCAAGCGGCGTTCTGGTACAAGGGCCGCCGGGCACAGGGAAATCTCATACTATCGCGAATCTGATATGCCATTTGCTTGCAACGGGACAACGCACACTGATCACGGCAAAAACACCACGTGCGCTTCAGGTTCTTGAAGGACTTGTTCCAAATGAATTGCGCCCTCTCTGTATCAACTTACTTGGTAGCGGATTAGAAGAGCGGCGATCTTTAGAGTCCAGTGTCGGAGGCATTCTCCGCAAAAATGAGGAATGGAAAGAAGATCGTGCTACGCGAGAACGTGCGGAGCTTGAAGAGAGTCTTCGAAATCTCCGTGAAGAAAAGGCCAAGGTCGAGCGGCGGCTCCGTGACATCCGAGAATCCGAAACACATACCCAATCCATTGCAGAGGGAGCCTATCGAGGAACAGCGGCTAGAATCGCCGAAGCCGTTAGCCGCGACCTCGCCGCCTACAAGTGGTTCTTGGATTCGGTACCTTTAGACAAGACCTGCCAGATATCCACAAGCGATTTGCGTAGCGTTCTGGAGACCCTCCGTCGCTTTACGCTTGAGAAGCGGAGAGAATTGGAGCTTGTATGGCCCGAGGCCTTGCTGTCCACGGAAGGCTTTGCCGATCTGGTAAAGAACGAGATAAGTGCGATTGAAGAACAGGAAGCATCAAAAGACGGAGCCGATGAACGTTTCGCCGATTTGCTGACAAAAAATGATCCATCGACCATTGAGGCGATTCGCGATATTCTGTCCATTTTCCGCGATACCAGAAAAAGGTTAATGGCGGTTCCGCATTCGTGGATGAATGATGCCTTGCGCGATATCCTAGGCGGCAATTCATCCCTGTGGCACGAACTGCTCCGTGTCACGCGATACGCAATTGCATCAGTCGAGGAACACATTGCGGTAGCGGATGACACCAGTATTGAATTCCCGGACACATGCGATGTCAAAGCGCTATGTGAAGACGCGAGAAAACTTAAAGAGCACATGGACAATGACGGAAAACTGGGTTGGGGGGTATTCCGGCCGAGGCCCGTAAAAGAACGGATTTATGTGATCAAGTCTGTAAAGATCGACGGTCGCCCTTGCTTGACAGGCGAACATTTCGCAACCCTTGCCAAGGTACTGCATGTCCGCATCGAATGCGAGAAAGCATGGGGCTATTGGATCGGGCGGTCTGATAAGGCGCAAGGGCCATATGCTCTGCAACTGACTACTCTCAAATCACTGAGCAACGCACTTGAAAGCGCCTTGTCGCTTGAAGGAATTATTGGCAATTGCCGTGAGGCAATACAGAGATGCCCGACAATAGAAGTGCCCGTATGGGCAGATGAGTCCCAGGTTGAAAGAATAATCCTCTCCTGTCGTCTCGCGTTGGCAAGTCTCCACAGACGGATTACTGCTGAGGAAATCCAGCGCATTGAAGTTCCAGTTTCTTCCATAGCCGCCAAGAGGAACGCACATCCTGTAACGAAAGAATTACTGATCGCGATTCGTGACCGCAATTTTGACGGATTCGCACAAAGCATAAACAAGATACAGGATTTGGATAAGGAGCGCCTGCGCCTCCAGGAAATCGAAGAATACCTAAAGAAATTACGCCACCTGCTTCCGCGCCTTGCGGATTGTTTGGAGGCCACCTGCTATGAGCCATATTGGGAGGAGCGAATTCAGCGTATTGGCGACGCATGGCATTGGGCGCAAGCGCGATACTGGATCGATGAATACATCCGGCAGGAAGATGTTCCGGCTCTCTCCAAACGGGCCAAACAGATTGAGGACGAGGTAAACGGCATTATTGCACAGCTTGCCTCGCTTCATGCGTGGTCCTTCTGTTTCTCGCGACTCAAGGAAGAACATCGCCGCCATATGGAAGCTTGGCAACAGTCCATGCGGCGGCTTGGTAAAGGAACCGGAAAACACGCGCATCGCCATCGCCGTGAGGCCCAAGGGCATTTGAATGAATGTCGCGAAGCGGTTCCTGCTTGGGTAATGCCCCTCCATCGTGTTTGGGATACAGTATATCCTTCGCCGGGCATGTTCGATGTCATTATCGTTGACGAGGCTTCGCAATGCGGCGTTGAGGCGCTCCCGTTGTTTTATCTGGGTAAGAAGATATTGATTGTTGGCGACGACAAGCAGATCAGCCCAGATGCAGTGGGTTTGCCACGCGGTGCGGTACATCGTCTAATGGAAGAGTTCCTTTACGATTTCCGCTTCAAATCCTCTTTCGATATAGAGAGCAGTTTGTTCGATCACGGAAAACTGCGTTATGGAACCCGACGGATTACTCTGCGCGAGCACTTCCGCTGTATGCCGGAAATAATTCGGTTTAGTAACGATCTTTGCTATTCAGATACACCGCTAATTCCATTGAGACAGTACGGTCCGAACCGATTGCCACCACTTGAACATGTTTTTGTGAGTGGCGGATATCGCGAAGGCACGAACAATCGGACTATCAATCGCCCGGAAGCCGAAGCCATCGTCGCAAGAATAACCGAACTGTGTGACGACAGCCGCTACGACGACATGTCGATTGGCGTGGTTGTTCTTCAGGGAGAAGCGCAAGCTGCATTGATCGAGAATCAATTACTTGAACGACTGGGCGCGGAAGAAATGGAACGGCGACGTCTGGTTTGTGGCAATCCTTACAGTTTTCAGGGCGACGAACGCGACATTATGTTTCTGTCGCTCGTTGCGGCCAATAACGAAAGAATTGGTCCACTCACGAAGGCTTCCGACGAGCGACGGTTCAACGTTGCAGCTAGTCGCGCCCGCGACAGGATGATTCTTTTCCATTCTGTCACCTGTGATGACCTCAGCACTGCTTGTCTCCGACGAAAACTCCTTGATTTCTTCGAGAAAACAAAGCCGCAACAGATTGCTGGAATTGACCGGAATGAACTTGAAAGGCGGGCCGCTCAGGACAATCGACTCGAAGTGCGTCCGCCGAAGCCATTTGATAGCTGGTTCGAAGTTGACGTCGCATTGGAACTACTTCGCAAAAATTTTATTGTACTACCACAATACGAAGTCGCAGGAAAACATATCGACCTTGTGGTTGAGGGAGGGCAGGCACGACTGGCCATTGAGTGCGATGGTGACCACTGGCACGGTGCTGATCGATATGAAGATGATATGCAGCGTCAGCGGCAATTGGAGCGTTGCGGCTGGGAGTTCTTCAGAGTCAGGGAATCGGCGTTTTACTCAAACAAAAACGATGCTCTTGTTGGGTTGTGGCAAGTATTAGAAGAGCGTAATATTTTTCAGGGATCACGGTGTGTAGATCCTCGCATTGATAACGCTTTTGAAACTGAGTATGATGACGATCTTACTAATAATTCTGTGGAATATGACGAATATGACGATGGAATTTCTTCATTGTGTAATTCAGAAAATGACCCTAAACAATCATGTCATCGACTGGAAGAAATAACCACGGCAGAAATACAGCATGCCATTACTCATGCTTTGTCAAAATGTCCTAATCAATCATGTACGTTGCATTCGCTTACATCTAGAGTTCTTAAAGAGATAGGTGTCCTAACCAGAGGGAAACCACGACAGGATTTTGAGAAACGGACCCTGCGAAGTGTCAACGTTCTTGAAAAACGTGGAATAGTCGAAACTTACAAGGCTACAAATCGTAGAATACGCCTTTTGCTTCATAATGAACGATGATTTTTTATAATATCGATTACAGGAAGGTTGGTGCATCTGCAAAATGGATGTGCCGGTTGACCCGGAAACTTATCAATCGGGAAGGTTTTACCATTGAGAGGCCCACATACCGGACAGGTCCGCTCGTCACCCATGGTCATCCACTCCAGCTTCTCAATTCCGACACGCTCATGGAATTTAAGCCGCCCCATGTTGTGCGCCCGCAAGACTTCAGTCCGAGCGATCATTTCCATACGATACTGCGCCTTGCTGAACACTCGACTGCCAGCTTGCCTGAACGAGTCTTTGTCGATGATGACTTTGCCGAGGTCCCGGACAATTTCATCCGTACCTTTTCCCTCTATTATTCCCTGCATGATGATGCGCTTTACGCCGTCGGCCAGTTCCCGATTTACGTCACCGGCAAGCGTCAGGTTGTACTGGGTCATGAAGTCGAGGGCATTGGTATCGACGATGGAGAACACTTTGGTGGCCAGTTTATCGATACCATCAGGTTTCAGGTCGGCATAGAAAGGTAGTGATGCGGATGTCAGCTCAGTGATGCCCTGAGCGATGCCGCCTTTGAACGCGTCCTTGGTGCTTTTACGGAAGACAAGGGTCTGGCTCCGTTTCAACTGGCGCAAAACATCGTCCAGCTCGCCCTGTAGTTTCTCCAGACCTTTCAACGCAGCAAGCTTGTTGTCCGGCAGAGATCCCAGACTGCGGTATTTCAATATGGCCTGAGCCACTTCCTGTTCTGCCTTGTTGAGGGATTGAGTCAGCTGGGCGGTAATGAAATCGTTGTAGCGGTTGCGGGATTTCAGGCTCTTGAGCGTTGCCGCCTGAATGCGTTCTTTAAGGTCGGAAGGCATAGTCAGGATTCCCGGCGGTCAATGAATCTGCAGGCCGGGGAATCGAAAGTGCGCTCGGTGTTGTGTACCCGGCATCGGTTGGAATCGGGATTGAAGTGGCTGCATTCATCACACAGGGAAGTTGCCGCCGTTGCTTCCAGTTCCTCTGTATAGTGATTGTGTGCATCGGTATCGAGATCATTGCCGTCAGCGGGAATACCGAGCATCTTTCTGGCGCTGGGCACACTCATGATTCCGGAAACCACCATATCGACGACCGGCTTCACCTGCTTTTCATCCATCAGGTCGATGTTCTTACGTTCGGTCTCGCGGTTGGCAGCTTCGATATCCGGGTCCAGATCCATCTTGAGCTGCAGGCTGGAACGGCTGATCAGTTTACGGTCATAAAGTTCGATGAGCAGTTTTTTGAAGTCAACGGCATCGCTTGGATCGAGGTCATTGAAGATGAATTGCAGGGACTTGTCGGCATGGCCTTTCAGCTCCATCCAGTCATCGAAAACCCAGTCGAGCAGTTTGCGGGCGGCCTGTTTGATCTCCCGGATCATGACCATCATCTTCTGCATACTCACAGAAGCCGTGGAAAAGTTGGGACCGTCGCCGGTCACCAAGGACCGGGAAAGGCCCAGTGCCACCACAATGTCTTCTTTGACCTCCTTGACCTTGTCCTCGACGTTGAGTACCTGGCCATCGGTGCCATGGGTTTCCACATTCACATAGAACGGGACCACAAGGCCGCTTTTCATATCCATCTTGTTGACCATGTCACGGACCTGTTCCAGCATCCGCTGATCCGGCATTACCATCTTCTGTCCGAAGGCACCGCCCACTTTGAGCAAACGGAACGGAGTGGCCCAGCGCTTGGCAATAGCCTGTTCGGCGCGGCGATAGTCACGCAGCAGTTCAATGGCCTGAAAGGCGGGCAGAACCAGAGAATTGCCTCTTGGTGAAAAGCCCGGGGCATCCCATTTCAGGTGGATGACCTGATCCACCGGAAGGTCAATGGGTTCACTGGCCGAGCCTGAATCTTCGGCATATTGCTTGGCTTCGATAAGCTCGCCTTGGGCATACTTCACCTTCACCGAAACCGGATTGACGCATACCACTTCCTCGATGTCCTGACCGGAAGTTGCATATCGTTTGAAGCCGACGGCATCACCTTTAACCAGCAGCTGAAGGATCATGTCCTTTATGAACTCCGAGACATTGAGTCGCCATGCGGTGCTGACCGCATCGTCTTTCAGCGTCTCGTCATCACTGGTAATTTTAATCTCATCCCCGACCGCAAAGGTGCGCCATGAATTGACACAGTTCTTTACCAACGGCTCTTCGACATAGTATTCCCAAGCCTTTCTGGCTCGCTCTTCCCATGTGGCCGGAACCGCGTCCGACGCGTTTACCTTGCTGAAGGCTGAGGCGTCGAGGGCTGCCGCTGCGGCCATGGGCACAATGGCGTATCCATTGGATTCGTTGTCAGGCTGCTCGGCATCTGGCTGGGCGTTTGTATCCACGTAATCCTCTCGGGTTATTTCCGGTTTAACGGCCGCACATCTCCCCGCTGTGGGGCGATCACGGCAACACTGGGGTTACTTACCGGAGGGAGAATAAAAACGTCGGAAAGGCGGGTTAAATAAAGACCGGCTCTGTCAGAACAGGTTTGAGCCAGACGGTCTCTTCACCGGCAAGGTCGAGGTTGCCTTGCTCCCGAATGAGCATGGCACAGCGGACTGCGTCGATGATGTGGTCATTCCCTTTGGAATAGATAATCTTGCCGTCCCGCAGGGTGTAGGTCTGGGTGGTGAACTGATCTTCAATTTCCAGATCGTCTGACGGGAAGATGATCTGTTTGCGCTGGAGGGCACCGTTGATCAGGCTGGTCATCAGCTCCTTGGTCCGCTTCTTGATTTCCTTGCCGTCGCGGACGGTGAGCCGGGTCATGCCGCCGAAGTCAAATCCTTTCAATCGGCATTCCAGCTCCAGCTCTTTGTATTTGTCAAGGGTCAATAGTTCCTGCACCACGGCCAGACCGTTGCCGCCATTATCCACGCCGATTCCAGCCGGGGTGAAATAGCGTTCGAGCAGTGCAATGGTCTGGGCAATGTGCGGATACGATACATGCTCCATGTGAATGCGCAGCACCAGTTTCAGGATGCTGCGATCACCCACCTCGGCTTCCTGAAAGATAACCAGCTCGGTCGGGTCATTGGTATATCCAAGGTCACCGCCAATCCAGAACAGTCCGGTTCGGGGCGTGAGGTTGAGCAACAGTTCAAGCCGGTCATAGGCGGCTTCCTCTGTTTCACAATCACGCAGCTCGGTATCGGTAATGGTGACCTTTTGATATTCCAGCAATTCCTGACGGCAGAGATTGAACTGCTCCACGTTGAACGTCCCGTAGGAAGGCTTTCCGTGTTCCCCGGCCACCTCATGCTGCCAGCCCGAGGTATCTTTGCCACCGTAGAACTCCAGCAGCTCCGACTCCCGTTCAGTGGTCCAGAACGGGTTGAGCCACGATGCCCAGCGGAACACCCTGAACTGCTCTGACATGGTCAGTCGATAGTAGGTAGTGTTTCGCAGGCCGTTGGGTGTGGAATAGATTTTCAGACGGCCGCCTGTTTTCAGGCATTGTCTGAGAGCCTTCCATGCGCGTTCAGAAAGCCACGCTCCTTCATCCACCCAGATCCGGCCGACATGAAGCGAGCGGAACGCATCGCCATAGGCACCGGCCGGGCGGAAATATAGAACCGATCCGTTGGTAAACTCCAAACGGAAATACGGCTTCCGGGTGATTTTCGGTTTGCCGTATTTCGAGAGTGCAATGCTGTTCATCAAGTCTTCATTGTGATCCAGCTGGTACTCGATTTCTTCGATGACCGTGTCGAGATGTCCCTGATGAGGAGCGGCAATCAATCCCTGTCCGCCGCGAGTCGTGAAGGCATAGTGCAGTGCATCCGTCGAAAGCACGATCGACTTGCCAACGTCACGGCCATCGAGGTGGATGATGTTTTTATGGGAGCAGCGGAGGTCTTCCTTCTGATGGTCCCAATACGACCGTGCCGAACCGTCCCGGTTGTAGAGATATGCTTGTCCCCACAAAACCGGGTCACGGAGTGTTTCGGCCAGCCTGCGCTCCTTATCAGAGACACCCATCAATACATTCCTTTGCGGATGGCAATCCCAAGAACCGATGAGATCAGCTCTGTGAGGATCTGCTGGACCGCCAATGTGTTCGTCCTGTTACTGACAGCCTCCTCAATATCCAGAATGGCCTGATCAAGTTCCTGCCATTCCACGTATTTCTGCCGGTCGGCTTCCATACGTTCGAATGCGTCGTCTATGCGCCCGGCCGCCAGCTCGGAGCCGATATCGACCAGCGCCTGACCAGCCTCCCGGATCGCATCGCTGTTTTGTTCGAGTATTTGTTTCATTGTTCACTGTCCTCCGGGTTTGTGTTCGCCCAGCTATCCAGTGAATCAATGGCCTTCTGCAGACGCAGGCCGATTCCGACCAGACGCTCTGCATCCGGGTGGTTGGATTCGACCAGAGCCTTGTTTGCCTCCCGGACATATTCCGGGGTGTAGCGGTTCAGGGTGGATGTTGCCGACTGAATCTGCTCAGGCGGCCTGTACGTGGCGCAGCCAGCAACCATACCGGCCAACGTCAATGGGATTACCCATTCGAGTGCTTTCTTTAACATGTTGCGCTCCTTTGTTTTAGGGTTGTTGAATTAATACAGAAACATCTCTGCAAACACTTGATTTCCAAGGGGATATAAGCGTCATTGGACATGACGCGGGACGGTCCCGCAGAACCATAAACCGAAGCAGGAGACGCCCCATGAAACAGGTAAAAAACAGCGACGATGCCAGAACGGCCTACAAAAAGTGCCAGGACAACATTGCCGAGTACATCCAGCGGATTCAGCAGAAGCTGGCCGCAGATGCCGGGCAGTCGAATATCAACTGGGCGCACGTCGGGTCGCTCGGGCATGTCGAAGAGCTGCTCCAGCAGATCGATGAGTTTCTGGGTTAAGCCACCGGCTTCAAAAACAAAGGAGTCAATGCCATGACAGAAATGACCATTCATGAAACCACAGCCGCCTTCATCAACCATCTTCGGGAGAACGGCAAAAAGGAACGGACGCTCTACACCTACCGGAAGGACCTCGATCTCATCGAGGGATACTTCGGCAAGGACAAGAAGCTTCAGGAGCTGCGTATCACTCAGGTTGGAAAGTTCCTCAAATGCGATGCGCTGCTGAAGCTCGGAAATGGCAATGCCCGGGCCGAAAGAACCGTCGCCAAGACCATCCGCGTGTTCCGGATGATGCTGGTCTGGGCCAAGGATGCCGGACTTATCGATGAGCTCCCGCTGCCCAAGAGCACCCCGATGGGACACAGCAAGCAGTCGGAGGTGACCGATGCCGAACAGCGGTGATCGACTGGAAGCGGCCATAGAGCGGTTCTGTGCCCACCTATCGGCCGAAAACAAAGCGGTAGGGACTGTGACCGCATACCGGCGGGATCTGCGACTGGTAGCCTGCGTGGCCGAATCCTTCCAGCCCGGACTTTGCTGCCAAGATGTGACACCCGGTCTGCTGGATCGGGCCTTATCCTCGCCAGAGGTTTTGACCACAGACTCGGAAGCACGATCCCCGGCATCGGTACATCGGCTGAAGGCAGCGGTCCGCTCATTCTTCACATGGACAACTGATGCCGGGCTTACAACTGAAAACCCGGCCCGGTCGGTTCGCATGAAAAGACTGGCGCAGAAGCCGCCGGTGTTTCTTACGGCTTCAGAAAAGAAGGCATTGCTCAAAGAGGTAAAAGGCCGCACGGGCTTTGCCGGAATGCGGGACCGGGTCATGATCGAAGTCCTGCTTGGCACCGGTATCCGCATCGGTGAGCTTGAGGCGCTGGACACAGACGATATCGACCTCGATGCAAAGCATCTGAGAGTCAGAGCCAAAGGGAATGTGGTGCAGGTCAAATTCATAAAAACCGACCTCCGCATCCTGTTGAAAAGATATTTGAAAGAACGATCCCGGCAAAGCACAGCGCCATGCAGCGCACTGTTTCTGTCCAATAGAGGAACACGTCTTTGCCAACGGCAGATAGCCAACCGAATAGCCTTGTGGTTGAGGAAGGCCGGGATTGAAAAGAACCTGACTCCGCATGGCCTGCGGCATACTTTTGCAACCCACCTTTACGGTGCCACCAGTGACCTGCTTGTCGTGCAGAGGGCGCTGGGGCACCGTGATATTTCAACGACCCAGATTTACACCCACCTTGTCGATGGCCAGCTCGAGGATGCTCTTGAAAGACTGTGACAGCATCCTTGACCTGCACATCCGGAGCGGCTCCTGCTGCTCCTTTTTCGTTCCCGGGCCGCATATTAAAATTGCGGCATATGCCGTTATACGCGAACAAGGCCATACAGGCCACTTTGGGATTTATGGCGTTATGTGCGCATAAGCCAATAAAGTTGATTTTCTTGTGTATGGTCTTATGCGCATAGGATTGGAGCGAACCAATGCTGAACCGATGGTTCGCACCTTCGATTCGGGAAATTTTACTTAACTGAAATTTCCGGGAACACGTCTTATCTGAAATTCCTGTCATCTTGAGCCTCCATAACTGCCTAATCCTTCGCGCTCTTTCTTCTCGAGGCTCTGGTGTTATCTGAACTTTTTTTCGGCTTTTTCTCGGAAGCGGTCTTCTGGGCGGCGGCTTCACTCACTTTTTCAAGAAGAGCGGAGGCCCATTCGGCAGGAGACGTCTGCGGACCTTTCGGCTCCTCACCCTCACGGGCAATCTTGGTAGTCTTGAGATCCTTCATGTGGCAGCGGATCATCCGGTCGAGACTTTCGGCTGCCTGTGTGTTGCCTTCGATCTGGGCGCGGACCAGCTTCACCGAGTAGATGCCCACAAGCTCGACCTGCAGGAAGTCGCTGGATTTGTTGAACTGAAAATCCTCATGCAGCTTTTCGATGATGCTGTCGAACATGACCTTTTCTTCCGGTGTCAGGCAGCGGTCGGCAAAGATGCCATGCTTGAGCGTGCGAAGGTTTCCTTCTTTAGCTCCCGCTTTGCTCTTTGCCTGATCATGGTCTGTCCGGCCCTCATTCCGATGCCAGCGATCCAGATTCTGTTCGTCTTTTTTTGTAACGCCCAAGGCTCATCTCCGGTTTATCAATTTTGTTTCCAAATTTCGGGGTTCGGGGCGGAAGGCAGATTTAGCCCGTTTTCCCGCACCTCAAGCCTTACATACCGGAAGAGTCCTCAACCTGTCGGGCATCGGTTTCTTTTCTGTGGTCCGCGAGGATCTGATTGACCCGGCGACGTGTGATACCGGCGAGGCTGGCAATTTCATCGGTTTCGATTCCCTGACTTTTCAGGGCGATAACCAGCTGCCTGCGTTCCTTGTAAAAACTGCCCGGCGCTGGAATCCAAAGAATGCCGGAATGATGCTTCTGTACCTCCTTGAGCAGCTCTCTCGGGAGGATGTGTTCGGCATTGGCGTATTTCTTAATGCTCATGGTTACTCTCCACTTTCTTCAACCACGGCTGCGGAACATCCGGGTTGTGAAACCTGAGCGTGCTGGGACGCGGTGTATCCGGACTGTGGATGATTTCGATATATCTTTCGGTCACGGCACCGATCTTACGGTCACCGCCGACAAAGCAGACCAGCCCATAGTCCTGACCGCAGGGGAAGCGGTATCGTCCCTGATTCTGGTATAACCTGGCTTCAGACCATTTCCGGGACATGGCTTCCTCCTTGATGGCATCAACCTTGGCCAATGCGTCGGAGCTGACTTGCTCTATACAATTCCAAGCTTCGTTTGGCGGATAAATCCAGTTGTTCTTGGGAGGTTCTGCAGGTTTCTCGGGGTTTGCCGGAACATGACGGGGAGCTTGGTAATTCTGTGGGCTGAACTGGCGGGATGCCTGCTGTAAAGATTCCTTGCCGAATTGTTGAACCGCGTATTCCTGAAGAGGATTGAACCTGCTTTTCAAGGCTTCCCATGTTGATTCAGGAAGCTTACCGGCTTTGAAAGCGGACTGGGCTGCCAGCATACGTGACCGGAGCCATGCGAAATACTCCGGTTCGAGACGTCGATAGATTTTGCCATTGTATTCAACGTCGCTGGCGGACGTGACGGCCCAGTCGAATTGTGCGGTATCCAGATCGGTGGATACAAAAAGATCAGGCTCCGGTGTGCTGCTGTCATTTTCAGCAGGCGGAGCAGCTTGTTGGGGAGGCTCACACTCTGGGGAATCAAGATGCGTGAGCATGGTTTGTAAAAGGCTCATGGGTGACCTCCGGAAGTTCGGGTTTATTTTTCTTCCCGTTACTTACCGGAGCCGGAGCCTGAGTGTCGGATGGTAGAAAGCGTAGAAAGGGGTTT